GCCGCCACCCCACCCATTCAAATAAACGGAATACGCATCAGCCGGAGTTACTGTAACAGCCTCCCAGATAGTCCCGTCGTAGACTTCAAGGTTTGTGTTGGTTGTGTTCCAACGAGTCATCCCAGCTGTAGGGGAGCTGGGTCGTTGAGCCGTTGTCCCAGCAGGCAAAGTCAAAGCGCCAGTAGCGTTAACAGTCACCAACCCAGATGTGGGTGTAAGTACCAAATTGCCTGTAGTGTCAGCAGTGCTGACCAGCGCCGTAGTTGTAGTTGTTCCTGCTGAAATAGTGCTCATATAACTACCCACCTTTGACCAGATGTTACTGTTACAGATTTACCCGAAACAAGAGTAACAGGACCAACAGAAAAACCATTTGTTCCAGCATAAACTGTCATATTTTCGGTAACAGTATCACTTTGCATCATTACAGGACTAGCAGAACTTACTACTGATGGATATGTTACAAACACATCTTTAGTTCCTGCTGAAAGATTTACAGCAGATCCACTATTTGACGATCCAAGAATTGTTGTTCTAGCTAATGTTGTACCAGACGATGTGTATGTGCCAATTCCAACTTCCCACTCAGATCCACTAGCAGAAGATATGGCATAGTATGTAGTATTGCCATTTCCAACTACTGAAAATGATTGAAAACCAGTAGCTGCGCCAGCAAGGGTAAGAGTACCCGTTCCTGTCGTAGTCGTGGTCTCTTTGACACGATCAGCAAGAACTAATGCCATGATTAACTCAATGTGATGTCAAGATCGCCAGCAGGGATGCGTAACACATCACCACTTGCAATAGACTTACTTGTCGTTAGGTCAGCAAAAGCAAGCATATTGCCTGTTGTAAGTGCGTCAAATATAGCAATGGCAACAATTGTTCCCCAAGTACCAGTAGCCGCATCAAAGTCAATTGCTGAACTATTAGTTGCTAAAGTGCCTGTACCACTTACTGTAAAGGCGGCAGACTTACGTGCGTATCCGCTACCAGATACCTCTGTACCACCACCCACATCAGTAGGTGCAACAGTAAACAGTCCAACATAAACAGTTGTAGGAGATGTATAAGCAGTATTAGTGAATACGTGCTTTAGAATCTTGTCTTCAAGATAATCTGTAAAAGAACCTGCCATATATCACCCCAAAGATCGGGCACGAACAATCGGAGTTGAAGCAACAGACGCCCTTTGATCTGCTATTTCAATGTCGCCCAAGGAGTTTGTATATAACGTACTCCAAACGGCTAGACGCTCATCATCTTTTAAATATGGTGTTGCTTCTACTAAAGAACCATATAAGTACAAGTCTGGGGCATAGGCCAAAAGCCAGTTGCTTGTGTTTGAATCACTCAGCGCAGGAATCTTACCATAATATGTAAGTTCACCCGTATAACCAGTATCAGGAGTTGGAATGACTTGTATCTGAGTACCAATAATTGTATAAAACAGAGGCTTACCATTAGCAACATAATTAGTTGCAGACCCGTAATCACCTTGATTCTGCGTTACATACTGTAGGTAAGTAATTGGATTTGTATTCAGTTGGAATTCTTTGGCCTGTAAGAAGTCAGATGGGAAGGCAAAATACTGAGTATCCAAAGTAGCCGTAGCCCTTTTAACCATCTGTCTTACACGCAACTTACGATTGAACTTTGCTTCAGCCAATGTAATAAAGCCTGGAATAGCAGAAGTCAGATCATCCCGGTTAAGATAATCCGCTATCGTTGTCTTTAAACCGCTAAAGGTATCAAGTGCCATTTTCTACATCCCTACACGCTAGTGTATGCTCATGTTTGTACTCAAATGTACCAATATGAAAGATCTGTTTTGAGAGATCTTGGTCAATATAAGTTTTATGCCCATTTTGGGCGGCTCTACGGCAAAACCATACATCTTCACCAATATAGTCTTCCGCAGCGGGAACCCAAGGGATAGCGAACCAAGGATATTCCATAGATTTGTAGACTTCGGATTTAACAAGCATTACGCCCATTCCGCAGTAGTCTACTTCAACAAGTCCTGTTGAATCGTCCTCAGTATATACCCGATTGATAAAAGTTGCATCCATGTCTGGGGTATTTTTTTTCACCGCAATCGGTTCAGTTGGGAATCTACGCTTGGCATAGTTTCCACAGACAATACCAGTATCATGTGCCAGTAATCGGATAATAGAATCCTTTGGGAAGCGCATATCGCTATCTAGCCATAGGGTATGCGTACATTCTGCTGCCACCGCATCCCTAGCCAAATCCTGACGTTGTGCTGACAGTAAAGTTCCAGAACTAGTGTAGATCACTACTTTGTGATTTGTTGTACCTACAGTAAATCCTACTAGCTTAGCTAAATCAAAAGCAAATCCAGAATTAACAAAGTCCCGTGTTGGGACTAATATCCCAATGGTCTTACTATCCATTAAACTTCTCCAGGTCTTGTGCGAAATGCACGATTATCAGGGTCATTCAACCAACGCTTCATGTAGGCTTGGTCATCAAGCTTACCTTCTGCTTTCATTTGATAATACAAAGCCATTGGGATAGATGCAACATGGTGCAAATCACCCTTCCAATTGGCCTTCTCATCAAACGAATTAAATCGTTCTTTGTTTGCTTCTACCACTTCGGTAGCATCAATGATTGTCTGAATGGTTGCCTCATCTTTGTCAGCATCGTAATGCCAAAGCTTTTTGGTCCCCATTTCTGAGTTTATGTCAAAGATTTTTGTAGTCATAAAAAAAGGGTGGGTTATTAGCCCACCCTTGGTTACTCAGATTAGCTCTGAATTGTAGTGTTCAAGTCGTAGACTGCTCCATGAGCCTTCTCGTTCTTGATTTTCAAGCCCCACTCGCACAAGAGCATACGCTTCTCGGCATCACCTGTCTTAGCCAGTTCAACTGTCTGGAAAGGACGCAGATAAGCAACGCTTGCGTACTCAGGATCAAGCACGAAAACATCACGATCACGTTGGAACCTGTTGGCAACAATACTCACGTTTCCGAAATCGGAGACATAAATATCTGCAGCGCCAATAATTGTAGAAGGCTTAGGACCTGTCACATTGAAACGCTGACCAGCAATACCAGCCATCTTAGACAAGTTCTGCTTGTTAACAGGACCAGCCATAACGATAGATGGTGAACCACCTTCTGTCCAAACCTTCTGGATTACATCCTTCAGCAATGTCTCGCTGAATGAACGCAAGTTACCTGCTGTGGAATCTGTACGAGCCGCATCAGGAATGGTAGTGTATGAAGGATCAGAACCACCAGTACCTTCGTTAGTATTGGTCTTCAAGAAGGCCAGCAATGCACCTGTTTTACGGGCGGCAGATGTAGAACCAGCAGTAGCGGCTTGGTTAGCCAACATTGTGGCCTCCATGTCTCGCTTAATTTCCGCAGATTTTTTAGCCATTTGGTAGCTCAATTCTGAGCGACGACCTGCCTTATCAACTGACTCTAAAGTGCCAGAGATAATCACGTCTTTACGGCTGATCTGAGTGTAGTTACCCAAACGAACTGTAGCAGTTGCTGCTGTGAAAGAAGTGATGTCATCACCCTCGATCTGAGCATTAGTTGTGATAGCAGCAGCCAAATCATCAGTTTGCCACTCAAAGAAAGTGTTGGTGACGTTCTCACGACCAACATTGCTCATGAATGGAGTCTCTTCTGGAGAGATCTGATAAATGACGTTTGAAAGATCTTCCCGAACGCCTTTAGCGTCAAATCGGGTGTACGTGTTTGTAATAGCAGCCATGATAATTCCTTAAATAAATTTCTCGAAAAGGGATGCGGCATCTCTGACGCTTCCAGTTTGTGCAAGACGCTTTTTTGCGTTATTTATATCACTAGACTTAGAACTCACGCTACCTGCTGAACCAGGAGTGACCATCTTAGGAGCCTTCTTAATCTTAGCTTGGAACTCAGGACGCTTACTCATCATCTGGTCATACTTCCACGCTTTGTGAAGCGCAAGCAATGCCCGTGAATCTGTAATCGTACTCAACTCTTGCTCAGAAAACCCTAAATTCTGGCCATATTCCAATAAAGCTTTACCTTCTGTTTTGGCTGTCTCTGGAGAACTCCACTCTGGAATTTTCTCTTTCAAACTTGCAATTTCTTGCGCCATTACTTGTTGCAAATGCTTCTGTTGTTCAACTTGTTGCACTTGGTTAAGCCTTTGTTGCTCTGCTTGAACCGCATATTTCTGTTGTTGCCTACGCTGATGTGATGTCCATTGACGGGCATATTCAGTTGGGTCTTCAACTTCCAATCGGTTCCAATCAGGCTCTGGAGGCTCAAACTCCTGCAATTTCTGCTGTAATTGTCCTAATATCTGAGAGTATTGTTCACGCTCTCCACGTACTTGCTGAAACTCAGACTCGACTAATTTGCGCTCTTCTGCCAGTTTCTGCGTTTTCCGTGTGTAGTCAGCTTCACGTTGGTAGCCTCGGATCAGTTCATCCTTCGGGACTTCGATTTCTTTGCCATCAACTTTGACAACAAACTTCTCATCCCTTGGAGCTTCTTCTTCAGCTTCCTCTTCTTCGCCTTCTACTTCCTCGGAAGATTCCTCTGTTTCATCTTGCGTCTCCGCAGATTCCACTTCCTCAGACTCAGATTCGGATTGCTCCTCCTCTGGTTGCGCCTCTGCACCAGTGTCAACACCCTCTTGGCTGTCTAGCATGGAAGCAAAGCTTTGCGCTGCTTGGTTTACTGTAATCGAACCGACTGCGTTTGCGTTATCGGACATATTTACCTCTTAGTTTAACAATCATTTGTTCGGGGGTCTTCCCCGTCTACGTACAAGGGCAACTTCTGCCATCTTGCCTGTATCCATAACAGAGCGTAGTTTTGCTCTCAGAATATCAACTGTTGTCAGAAGCAAGTAAGCTTGCTCTCTAACTGGTCCTTCCATTAGTTTGGAAGAACGAATCTCACGATAACAGTCATCTTCAATTCGTTTAAGCATCTCATTGAGGAGTTCATCCTCAAGAAGTAACTTTGCTCTGTCTCCTCTTGCGAGGTTAATTTCTAGATCGTCCATTTACATCATTGGTTGGGGCTGTTGAGGGACTTGCGTCTGATTCATTGCAGCCTGTTGACGGATTAATTCTCGGTCTGTATTCATTGCGGCATTAATCTCCGCACTTTGAATTTGTACACCATATTTCAATTCTAGCTCATATCTACGCAAAATACCATCTTGTTCAACACGATCTCTTTCACGATCATCAGACATAATCATTTTTTGGCGCTCTAAATCCAATTCAGCTGCCTTCTTTTGAATATCAGCTTGGATAGACTGAACCTGTACTTGAGCCAACATCTCCTCTGGAGTAGGCTTTGGTGGGGGTGGCTCTGGCAGTTGGAAGTCAACAGGCAACTGGTTAAAGTAATTCTGTGAATCCTTAATACCTGCCAACTGTAAAAGCTTAG